GGGGCCTTTACGCTTACGCGTGAGGGTCGCTCTACGGTCTCTTCTCGAAGCGAGAAAATACCGCTAAGGTAGGATCATGACACTTGACAGAGTCTACTTCAAGCAGAACGTCGAAGCGACGTACTCCTATCGTACATGGGTTAGGACCGGTGGAGTTTCCTCCACTAGCTCCGACTATGATACGAAGACCAATACGGTCTCGGGCTACCGTTTAGATAACTATCGAAAACGGATCGCTCTAGGTTTACCAGCAACGACGACTATGCAAGGTGAAGAGTACTCTTGCAAGCTCCAACAAGGTGCACTCGGTGGTGAATGGTTCATTAATTCGAACCACACCGAAGCTAACCGAAGGATAGATTACCACTATGGTAATCTGCCCTGGTCGGTAACTTATCCGGGGACACCTTCAGGACTTGATCCCAGCGCTGCCCAAGCGGAGGCAGCGGCGAAAGTCTGGAAGCGCCTCGTCCAAGCCCGTAACGCCATGTCTGGCGGAACGTTTTTGGGCGAACTTCGTGAGACGATCGCAACAGTCAAAAATTGCGGAAAACGCGCCGACTCTCTGTTGTTCGGATGGCTGGAACGCTTGAAAAGAAACAAGCGCCGGACCAAAAGACTTCAGGATAGGCGTAAGGATGCCGCAGATGCGTACTTGGAGTGGTCCTTCGGGATGGCTCCGGTCATGTCTGACGTAAAGTCTGCACTCAACGTGTGGACAGAACCAAGGCGTGATCAACGTCGAGTACACGGTGACGGTAAGAGTGAAACCTCTACGGTTTTACTCGGTTCCGAAACTCAGTATTCGACGGGCCCGTTCTATAGCTCTACAAGCGATAAAACAACCGCTTATGTGAGCGTTAGGATCGGAGCTGCGCTTCGCGCCCAGGTGCCCGGAATTGGAGGCGTGGTGGATCGTCTTGGGCTTCTGCCCGAGGACTTTTATCCTACCGTCTACAACCTCTTGCCCTGGTCGTTCCTTCTCGATTATGTCTCCAATGTTGGAGACTGTATCGATGCTTTATCGTTTCCTACTAATCAAATCGCATATGTATGGCGGACAACGCGCAAGGAGACTCGTCTTCAAAGGACGACGTCGTTCAGGCGCTCATCGTCTGTCATACCGGATTCTGATGTAGTAGTTACGATGACAACTCCGTGTGTAATGACCACTATTCGAAAGCAGGTAAGCAGAGTCGCGTTAGACTTCATTCCTTGTCCGTCGATCCGGTTCAATATGCCCGGAAAGATGGGTCAGTGGATGAATATCGCCGCATTAACTGCTGCCCGCAAGTACCAGTACTGGCCATGATAGTCAATAACTTCACTTATGAGGCAATTTCATGACTCTTGCCATCACAAGCCCCATTAACGGGGTCGTTGGCGCAGGTGTAAGCGGCTTCACGTCGCCCACCTACACGTACGCCGTTGGCCAGTCGCCCTATCCGAATTCTCGGTACGGGACGATCACGGCCAAGGGTGGAACGCAGCCGTCTGGTGTGACCGTTCATTCGGCGTCAAAGCCGTTTGCGATCACTTCGACTCAGCCGCAGAAAATCGCAGTGCTGCCACCGCTCAACTCGAGCGGGCAGCTTCGGAACGTTCCGAAGAATACCTACCACGTACGAGTAGACATGGGTCTACTGTGCTTGGCGGGACAGCCCTACGAAATCGGCTCGATCGACATCGAAATGAAGATTCCGGCCGGCGCCGATTTGGCCGACCCAGACAACGTCAAAGCGATGATCATCTGCGCTGCAGGTGCCATCGCTCAGCTTGTCCCGGGTGCGGTCGATACAGCGCTTTCTGGCACAGGTTAACACCTGTGCTCCGGAAGGCTACCATCATTGACTGTTCTGTCAGGGTGGTAGTAGCTCTTCGTTCGATGCTAATCAAACTCTATCTTCAGCTCAGGCGCTAACGCGCGAGCCTTAGACGAGGTCCGGTACCCTAAGAAGGGCCGGGACTGCTGCAATGGACACCGCGGTTAATCACCGTAATGCTCTTTTGTCTAACCTCCTTCAGGATGTAGAACCCTATCTCCAGGATATGACACTGGCTGATAGGGGGAATCCCGATGCGGACTTCCAGTCCGTGGCATGTAAGATGCTTCTTGACTCACTTTTTAAGAAGTGGGAAGAGAACACCGAGCGTGCTGAGAGCAAAGCTCTCTTGACTTTCCTTGAGGCTAACTACCTCAGTGGGAAGTGGGAAAAGCCCGACTCATTAAAGTTTGAGGGCGACTTCGCCCTCATCTGGTCGTCATTCCGACAACAGTTGGTTGACTTCTTTGAGACGGGACCGGTCACGATCGAACTGGGAGGCGTTGAGCTTCACGCTCAATCCATCCCGATAGTTGATAGTGAGAGTGATCTCGCTGTTAACGGTAGGGTCGGACCTGGGGCATCAGTACTTGCTCAGGGTACTAGCTTCTATGCGAAGCTAGGCTCTAGCTTACTGAGCGCCACTCATGAAGGCCTGTACAACTTGTACAGGGACCAAGCGCTGACAGATCCACGCTGGGCCGAAATGGAAACATTCCGGGAACTCCAGTATGGTACCTGCGCCTTGGTTAGTGGATCACAAGTCTCTTTCGCGGCGAAGAACGCCGACATAGCCAGATTGATATGTACAGAGCCATCCCTGAACATGTACCTCCAGCTTGGCCTTTGTGCCATACTGGAGCGTCGCATGAAGGAGAAATGGAATCTCTCCTTGGATGTGCAGCCTGATATCAATCGGCTCCTAGCAAAAGTCGGTAGTAGGGATGGTAGCTTCGCTACCATTGATCTATCATCGGCTTCCGATCGGATGTCAATCAACTTGTGCAAGGAATGTCTGCCAGGGTGGGTCTTTGACCTGCTCCTTTGGTTACGGAGTCCGCGCACTATGGCGAAAGACTACGGTTTGGACGTGGAGTTAGGGATGATCAGTACGATGGGTAATGGTTTCACATTCCCGTTGATGACTGTGATCCTGAGCTGTGCGGTTCGAGCCTGTTACCTCGCCTTAGGTATCCCTATAAGGGATAATCCGAGGATGAGGGATACAGGATACAACGTCCCAGGTAACTGGGCAGTGTTCGGCGATGACATAATCGTGTGCCGTGAGGCATATGACATAGTCGTCGCTTTCATTGAATCACTTGGCTTCCAAGTGAACGTCTCGAAATCCTTTAACACAGGATCGTTCCGTGAGTCCTGCGGTCATGACTACTATCGTGGTCATAATGTGCGCGGGGTATACCTTAAAAGGCTACACTCGCGGCAGGATATTACGGGAGCTATCAACCGATTGAACGACTGGACATTTCGCACCGGCGTGGTTCTCCGCAAGGGTGTGCAGTACTTGCTTTCGCTTTTGCGAAAGCCACTGTACGTTCCCTATGCAGAAGGAGACGATGCTGGTATCCGGGTGCCGTCTAGTATCTTCCGACCCCGAACTCGTAGGTTCAAGGCTGTGTACGAATGTACGCGGCCTGTTCCCATGAAAGTACGGATTGGAGACGGAGTCGTCGAGACTCCGAACGGTTGTAAACGGTTGAAATTCAACGAGGCAGCTGCTTTGCTGAGTTTCCTCCTTGGTGAACTTCGTAATGGTACGATTACCATTAGGCAAGACGAAGTGGTGACGTATCAGAAGCGATGGCGTGTGACCCCTAATTGGGATTACATGCCACCGTCTGTTTGGGTTAATCCCCGGACGGACTGGCGGCGTTGGTGTGAGGCTGTAGAAGCCAACATTGGCGCCGTCTAGAGGCATAAATCACCTCTAGATCCGAAGGCGAATGCCTTATCCGAATATGCT